ATGACGGAGGGGGGTAGGTCGAATATGACCCCCCTCCGGGCCTTATATCATTTTCATTTTTTATTTTTCATATTTGTCACGAATTGTTTTCAGAACGATGAATTTTCTTGAATTTTTGCGAAGGATCGTACATGATGATATCATCCATCGCATTTTCAATCTCTTTTGATTCATCTGAATCTGAAAGTTCATTCGAACTTGTTGACACACGAGCAAGCAGTGCACAAGTGTTGTAACCTTTGCTTGTGTCGAACTGCAACCAACGATCGAACTCATCGAAAGGATTGTAAGGATTGTCAATCGTTGTTAACATCACATCATCAGATTCAGACACAACAGTTCACATCCTAATCTGTCTTCATGCCAAAGCACGATTGATGGTACTGACACTAACGCCCATTGCATCAGCTATCTCAGCAACTGTGTAATTGCCTGAAGACTTCATTGACTTTGCTCTTGCAAGCTTGGCACGAGACAATGTAGTCTTAGCATGAGGCATCGAGTACTCCTTGATCTGATCAAGATCACCATTCTTCATGATCTCGGACAACATGTTGGAGGAGATGGCCCCGGCCTGGATGGCCTCCCATTCCTTTGGCGTGATGTTAACAGTATTCTTTTTGGCGCCCACTCTAGCTCTTGCTTCAGCCAGAGCACGGCGCTCCATCTTCTTCCGCTCGTCACGACTTACTTCGGGATTGGCGTCAAGTTGAATCTTGACCCGGGCGTTGGCAATTAGCTGTGCCTTACGTTCCAGTGGCTTGTTCCGGTATGCATTGTTGAGCTTGCTCTTCAGCGACTTGTACTCTGAATCGTAGGTCTTCCTGGCAGACTGGGATTGCTTGGGCGGGATCAAACGGGTGGAGGATACCCGGGCCTTTCTAGCCAGGGTCTTCAGGTAGTTGGCATGGGCGGCGTAAACCTCCTCCATGGGGAGGCCGGTACTCAATTGCCTGGCATCACGCACCGTCTCCATCCGATGAAGCTTGTCCTTCTTGTAGACAAGCTTCCCCGTCTTCTTGTTGATGTAGTTCTCCCCGGTCTCCTCGTAAACCTTCTCTCCCGTTCTCTTGTCAATAGGTCCACCCTTTGCCGCAGACCTTGGCTTGCGCTTGTTGACATAGACAGGAGACTTGGCACGGGACACAACCGTGGAAGCGCCCCCAGATTGGTACTTCTTCTTCAACCCCTTGATGTCGTTGTCTAGCTCCGACTTCTTGTAATCGAGCTCATGCTTCTCGCTGTCAATGACAACCATTGAGTGGCGAACAGCACGGGCCAATTCAGAAGCGGTGGCACCCTTAAGTGTCATGTCAGTAATAAGGTTGGACACCTTACCCATCTCAATCTGCTTCTGCTTGGCGCTGATGACCTTCTTACGTCCCGACTTGATGTCCTCCTGCTTCATCTTGTACTGAGACGTTGAGAAGTTCTTCAACCCAGCGAGAGCTGGGGTGGACTTGATCTTTCCATGATTGTTCGGAATAACCAACACCGTGTCGCCATCGAAGTCTGCACCCGACAGTCGCTCAGCCACCTTTGAATTGATACCAACAGCATCATACGCCTTACCAAGAATACGCCGACTCTTGGCATTGCGGTTGTTCACAACAACCTCAGGGATCTCGAACGTACCAGCGTGGGGGTAACGAATGAGTGCAACCTTCTCCCCATCCCTGAAATTCGGAGCATAGATCTCGTTCTCCTTGAGATGTTTGAGCGGGAGAATGACCTGAGTTCGCTGTCGAGGCATCGCCGCCGCCTTCATGTAAACAGCGGCAGCGTCTGCTTCGTCAGCAAACGATTCAAGCAACTTCTTCTTGACGACAGGGTTGGTCAGAGAATTGATGGTGTCGTAGTCCTTCTTGTACGCATCACGAGTCTTGCCCAATTGTTCACGAGCAAGCTTTACACTTTGCTTCGAAAGAACCTGAGACGAAAGAGTCTTTGCCCATTCATCCCAGTCACCTTCTTCACGAACTTTGTTGACAGCGCTCTTGTGCAGCTTACCATCCTTGCCCTTGAACATCTCAGGAGGGGCGGTGATAGACTTGAACGGATTGTTGGGATCGTTGGGGTCGTTCTTCATCTTCTTGAGCACGGAATCGTCACCTTTGCCAAGGACAGGAGTACCCTTCTTCTTGTTGGTGTTGAACTGAATGTCAACACCCTTTGGAAGGTCTTCGCTGTACATGGCCATGCCCTTGAGATAGTGGGTACCATCAACAGCGATACGAACCTGTGCATAAGAAGAACGACCAAGACTCAGATCCTGAACACCAGGACGGATCTCAATAACACCGTCCTTCTCCGTTCCACCGTCCTCGGCGTACACAACACGGAGACGCTTGCTGGAAATGCCTTCCTTGTTCGGAGTAATCTTCGTAAAGGTGTGCCCGTTGTCTGTGGACTTGTAACCCGGGATCTCGATCGAATCCCTGTTCTCGAAACAGTCCTTCTTCGTGGCACCCTTCGGCGCAAGAACCTTGACTGTCGTCATATCTCCGGTGCCAAGTTGCTTGACCTTCATGGTGTGAACGGTGTAGCCCTCATCCTCAAGCTTCTTGACTGAAGCAGCAAGACGGGTGTCACTGACACCAAGGATGGTCTCGGTGCCCTTACCGATGTCTAGATAACCACCATTGTCCAACTTCTCACGGAGTACGTCGGAAATGTTCGCCGTGGCTTCCGCGCGTTCCTTGGTCTGCGGAGCAAGCAGCTTGGTCACAGTCGACATGGACACGCCAAGCTCCTGAGAAATGGCAGACTTGGACCAGCCCTTCTCCCTGAGGGCCATGGCTCGATCAGAGTTCAAAGAACGAAGGTTGTTCTTCTCCACGGACTTCCTGGCTCGAAGGTCGCGGATACTCATACCGAGTGCTTCGGCGATCTCGCTCTCGCTCATGCCCGACTTGTGCATGGTCTCAACAGCACCGAGAAATCCACTGCCATGCTGGTAGGGATCCTCGCCGGAACCCCAAGGATAACGACCGGAGCGTCGAGGAGTTCCATAGTGAAAGAGTTCGTCTTCGGAAATGATGTACATCATTCACCCTTTGCAGTCTCAATCAGACGATCGAAATGAACAATAAGATCCATGAGATGTGTGACATCGTCGGGGTCGGGCTGCTCAATCACAACAGCATCGTTCTGGTAAATACGAAGCTCTGTGTCGATCTCTGCCGGCTTGACCTTGTACTCCAGACAGAACAGACTCGCATAAATGTAAAGCTGTTTCATGCTGACACGACCGGTACCAGTCTTCAAATCATGAATACGCAGCAAGCCCTTACGATATGAGATGGCATCTGCCGTACCGAAACAGTTCACAGAATAAACAAGCGGCTGCTCCGGTGTCATCTTGAAGCCTATGGCGTCATTGACATATGCGTTGATGGTCTTGTCGTTGCGCGGCAGCTTTATACCGAGCGCAATGGCCTTCGCAGCAAACGCATGAAGCTCCGTTCCTTTCGCTGCCGCCTGCGCCGTGCGAAATGTGGCCAGAAGCTTCTCGTCATCGTAGTTGACCCAATGGTACTTGGATGCACTGAGAAATGCGTGTTCACCCACGAACGCTGAATGTTCGTTCCAGTTCATCTAGAACCTCTTCCTCCGTCTCTGGAGAAATGAACGAAGCATAGCTCATCTCACCGAGTGTACGAATGTAGTAGTCTTGGTTGGGGCGACGTGGCGCGTCAGCCGAACGCTTGCACTCCAAACAGGCCCACTTGTCCTTGTACAAAACAAGAAGATCGGGGAAACCCTGCTTGTAGTTGGCGTCGTTCTTCATGACTACACAGCCGGGGAACCGGATCTTGAGCTTGACAAGGAGATTGTGCTGGAATTCTGATTCCTTCATGGCTCTCCTCGATGCCAAAAATAAGTTGAGGTGTGAGGAGATACGCTCTTTTGAGAGCGAATTCGATCATATGATGAGATATAATCTAAGTCTCCTCATTAGATAACGTGTGAAAAACAAAGAACCCCTAGTCAACCGCATGTTTTTGACCTCGTATGTCAGAAAAAACTTACAGGATGTGTGGTCCTGTAAGCTTGTAGATGTCAGATTCGGTCCAGTTTCAGGGTCGTCAACGGATTGATCCCATAATCCTTCCCCATCTTGCTGCATTCCATCTTGAGCATGCGATCGACGATGGCGATGCGACGCCTGGTATTCTTGGAAATGCCCTTCCTGATGTAGAAGTGGTTTCCGTCATACCAAGTGTTCTCGTTCCAGTCGGTCACAAGCTTCTGCGGGATGCAGAGGGTGAGGTTCGAATTGTTGAGACGAACGTCGATAAAGCTCTTGAACATGGTGTTTCCTTTCTCTCATAAGATATTGTGTAAAAAAACACTGTGACTAGGTGTTTTGCGTGCCCACTTTTGTGTCCAAATGTGTGTCCACGGGCTGACTAGGGGTTTTGCTTGAACGAAATGTCGACATTTTGGTGAAACCCCTTGTCAGCGGGCCATGCCCACTTTTGCCCAAAACATGCCCAAAACTCTTATATATATATTACTTTCTATAGAAAGTTTTTAAAGAGAAAAGTGGGAATTGGGCAGAAAAGGGGTAAAACTCCTAGTCGCACTGTAAATGAACCATGCCCAATTTTTGGGCAAAAGTGGGCAAAAGTGGGCAAAAGTGGGCAAAACCGGCAAAAACTAACAGGCCGTGCAGACCTGTTAGTTCTCTCAGAGCTTAAAGCAGAGCCCCGATCAAGCAGAAGACACAGCCGAGAACGAAGCACCAGCCGAGAATCTTCCAGAAAATGGCACTGGTGAGGATCTTGCACACCAGGCAAACAATACCGCAGAAGATGCAGAAGAGCATGAAAGTAAACATTAGTTGAACACCTTTCCTGAGAGTAGGGCCATTACGATGGCAATGATGCACACACACGAGCAGTAGACAGATCATGCCGGGGTCCCAATCATTGTGATGATGGAGTAATCACCGACGAGTGCGAGGATACTCATGAACAGTACCCCGAAGAGCACAAAACTGTCACCCCACAAAATGGGCTTTTCCAAGATGCTCTTGCACAGAGCAATCGTGCACGCGATGATCGAACCGACAAGCGCAACGAAGAACAGTCCGCACATGAACATCGCGAGTACGTTGAAGATCATTTGAAAGCCTTTCTGTACCAAGAAGCTTCATTGAACTTCTTTTTGTTTTTGAGAGCCCGCGACACAGCGAGCTCATACTTCGCATTGGATCGAATGAAGTAGTACCACAAGTCCTTGTACGGGGTGTTGACTCTGTCAATACGCCCCATGGCCTGCTCCGTCTGACGATATGAATAGGATTGACTGAAGAACACGACGGTGTCCGTTTCGGTGCAGTTCCATCCTTCGCAACCAGAATTGTACTGAACCAAGTAGTACCAGGAGTCTGTATTGGGTATGGGCTCGTGTTTGTGACCGTTGTACTCCGCCACAGTACCCTTCAGAACGGTCAGAGACCGCTTCAGAGCGTCCAACTCGAAGTTGTGGTTGTAGAATATGATAGACTTCGGATGATGGCTCAGAATGCCATACAGAGCGTCTATCCGGGACGGATCAAGATATATGATCCGCCTTAGAATTGAGAAGTATTCGCTCGCCTGTTCAATCGGTTTGTCATCAATATAGTTCCATCTTGTGACGTTAAGCTGTTTCACTTCCAGCTTGTCGTAATCACAGGGTACATAGATTGTGTGACGAATAGTCCCCCGCTGCACAATCAAGTCCACCAAGATCTGGTCTCTAAATCGTTCGAGTCTCTTGGTGCCAACGTACCGTTCGATTTGCGGATACTTCGTGAAACGATTGAACACGCAGTATTCACGCTCGAACGAAGTCTTGTTCTTGATGAACCCGTTTGCCCTGAACACCGGGACATAGTCTGACCAAGTGTCTGCCGGTGTGGCCGTCAACAGAATCCAAGTGTTGTTCTTGGCAATCTTGTAGAACGCCTCGACCCACTGTCCACTCCCGACAAGATGCTGTTCGTCGAAAATGAAGAAGCCCCCGATGACGTTGACGTACTTCTTGATGTTGTTCCAGCTGTCGATCGTCACAGCAATCCGGCATGGCTCATGCGTACTAATAGCGAATTTCGCCAGTTCCTGTTCCCATTCCAGAGAATCGCGTTTCTTCGCAGTGGTGATGATGAACAGAGGGGCAGGCTTGTGGTTCTCCAAGTAGTACACGATCGACGTGATACTCTTGCCACTGCCCACCCCTCCGTTCAATATGCACCCATCACGAAGATTGTCAACGGCGGTTCTCTGCTGTGGCAGCAGAGTCGGCGGCAACTTTCTTTACCCTCCTCATCAGATTCTTGATGAACAAGCTGTCCTTTCGACACCGCAGTACGACTGCATCACCCATTGCGACCCGTGTCGTGAAACTGACACTCGATGGATCGGCAATGCTTGTCCCCCACGAGTAGTCATCAGAGTCGACAATTGCTGCCAGCTTCGCAGCGATCTTCTCACATGCGGTAAGATATGCATCACGATCGTCCATGTCGGAACAACTTCTCCTGATACTTGTTGAAGTGTGCCAGCGAATAAGGCGATGCGTACTTCGTGATCGAGGACCCATCCTTGTGGTACAGTACGAATCGGTACATCGGTTGTGATCGTGTCGGCTCGTCAACCAAGCCGAACTCCGCCTCGTATAGATCCACGAGGAATTCCTTGTACTCGTTGATGTGCTCTGATGTCACGGTATCATGCATCATACTTCTCCGCGAAGACGTCCTGATCGATGGTGACGTACATCGACTTCACGTATGCCTTGATCCCACGGTTGCCGTTGACCTCCCACTGGTATGGGCGGATCACCAGGTCGACATTCTGAATGTCAGCCCAGTCGAGCATGTCGACGGTGCTCTCGTCGAGATACGTCTTGTTGCTTCCGGAGATCAGAACGATCTTCGGGGGATAGCTGTTGAACGCAACGGCGACCTGAAGATAAGGCGTCTCCTCATCTCCTTCGTCCTTCGGACGGAGCCGCTTCACATTCCAGCCGTCATCGATCAGGCGCTTGGCCATGTCGTCGTCCGGAATCACAACGCAGAAATTCCTGCGTCCTGCGAGGTTGAACCGGCTTTCCTGGCCGCTGAAGTTACGGAAGAGAATATGTGCATTCTCGATTGCGATGTTGTTGGGCATTGTTGTTCCTTTCAGATGTTGATTGCCGCCAGGAAGCGTTCGGTGTCGTCTCGTTCGTCCAGAGCATGCTCAAGACTTCTCCGCATGAGGATTAGATTACGATTCACTTCGTCGTCTCGCTCGCTCTCTTCATCTCGTTCAATTTGCTCGGTCAGTTGGTTGATACGAAGTGTGATGTCGGTCAGCCTATTCTCCATGGCGATCCGAGCCCCACAGTTCTTGAGGAACTCCTTCTGTTTTCGTGAGAAGAGGTACTGCTCCGGGATTCCGACTCCGACGAGAATCGAGATGATCGTGTTGAGCAGTTCGTCGAGGAAAACGAACACATCCCTGTCCCTGACGTACAGGATCGAGGTCTTTAATTCTTTTCGGGAGAACTGCATGCAGATGTTGTTGTGGCAGTATATCCAACGGTTGTCGACGTATTGAAGCTCGCACCATTCAACGCGTTCACCGTTGCTGTCAGTGACCGGAAGTGCTCTGTCAGAGACATGCCAGTTGATCTCGTACTGGGTGTCACGGTGCCCGTTCATCGACTTCCTGATGTCGCGAAGGGTGGTCAGCATCAGCGTTGCGTCATCTTCGATGTTGCGTCCGAAGGACTTAATCTCGACGCGGTCGACGTAACACATACGAGAGTAAATCATTTTCTTTCCTGTTCTGCGAAGAGCATGGCATACTTGACGATAAGCATGTCATTGATTCTGTTTTGATACTCACTCTTTTCAAGCGTGAGATGCTGGTATTCGTATTCAGACGTGTTGGGGTCACACATCTTTTCCTGGCAGGTCTCAACCCAAGTCGAGTGCGCGCGGATCATGTTTTCGTAATGGTTCGTTGGCATGATTCCGCTGCTGTTGAACAGATCAACGAACTTGTGCGTGGGTATGATGTCTTTGTTGTGCTCCCTGTTGTACTTCACATACCAAGAGCAAATGTCCTGCAACAGTTCGCTAATTGTCATTCTGCCGACAAGTTCGCTCACGTTGACGGGCGTGAAAATGTCACCGACCGTGCGAGCACGAAGGTCGTCCCGAGTGACCTTGGTTGGGTGCTGCGGAACGCCACCCTCCGGAGTCCTGCCGAAGAACCAGTCTCGACTGTTGAACATGATACGGACCAGTTCCCCATTGTTGCGCCGGCAGTTGATGGCGTATTGACAACGAGTTGCGCGGCCATAGAGCGAATCACGAAGGTACACCGCCATGATCATGTTGACGATGTTATCGTTCGGCTCATCGAGATGCCGTACATCTTCACCAATCGGCATGGCGTCGACTTTGTCGAATTCTCGTGAGAGTTCCATTTTTTCCTTTCTACAAAAAAGCAAAAGGAAGAGCCGCGGCTACATTAGCAAGCACGGCTCAACCTTTTGTCTATTGAGTTGTGGTCAGAGATGAGTCCTTTCTCTCATAAGAGAACGTGCAAATAATGTCACGCTATGAACTCATCGAAGCTACCATACTTATCAATCGTACTCTTGGCTTCCGACACTTTGTCGTACCAGAAGTCCATGTCGATGTCATCCTCATCCGACACTGCCTCTGCCTCAGCCCAGAGATGACCCTTGGTGTCAGAGAGTGCGTAGAACTTGTCGCCATTGTGCCGCAACAGTTCCCCTCCGTTCTTCACGGGGCAGAACAAACCGACACGCCCGACGAAATGATCTCCGTCCTCCTTTCGGATTATGATGTCACCCTTGCTGACGCTCTTGGTGATACAGAGGTCCTCGAATTTGATGTCCTCCTTGCTGAACAGCGTCTTGAACACATATGGAATCTGGAACTGCAGACCGGTTGCGTGCCATCCATCAGAATCGTGAGCAATATACACCGCATCATTGACGAGACACATCCTGTCATAAGTCGCCTCATGCTCGAATGTGTACCCGTACTTCTTCCCAGCTTCCATGACGAACTCGATGATCTCGGGTGTTGCATCGGGAATCTTGATCGAATCCGTCTTGATGTGAGCCACGGTGAATCCGCGTTCCTGGACCTGGTACTTCAGCCAGACCATGAACAACGCACCGCGCTTCGCCACGATGTTGTCCTTGTTGTTCTGACCAGAGTTCCCGTTGGCTCTGTTCCCGAACTTGGCAGCGGTCAGACCATACATGGAGTTGATCGGGATCTTTAGGGAAGTGCTGAGGATCTTCTGCTCTGCAGGATCATCACTCACATATGGAGCAAGCTTGCCCTCGTACATGGTCTTGAGCTTGTCGAGTTCACCATGCTTGATGGCAATACGAGCCTGCACAAGATCGAAGTACTTGTTCGTGTACTCATCACCCCACAGGTTGAGCGCCTTGATCGAGTGAGGATGCATGGACGCAACATCCAGAAGAGCGACATTCTTGTAGACGCCGGGTTCTGAATATACGTATCCACCCTCGCCGACTTCCTCGCCCATGTAGGTCGACTTGCCGAACTTGTACTCGTAACCTGGAAACTCCTTGGACAGGTCCGTCCAAATGAACTTCGGGTTCCGATCATTCCCGAACACCATCTGTTGTGTGATCGTGTTCGTGGTTGTGTTCGGCGTCATGCCAACGATGTTCGCAAGCATGCACCGGGCCTTCCAGTCCTCCTGCCGTGCATTGAAGACCGACTGGGTTGCCTTGACGTCATTGCAACAGTACTCGATGACCTTAGGCCACAGTTCCTCAGGACATGGTTCGTCCCAAGGAATACCCATCTCCTGGTGATGAATGCCGAGCTCGATTTCCCACTTCTTGAGGCTCTGCTTCTTGGAGCAGAAATCGTACACGTCGGTGTACGACAAGTTGTACGCCTCACGGAACATGGCTGTCCGATCACCAGAAACAATCTTCTGTGACAGCTTGAAGAGTTGCTCGTTCGAGTATCCCATCATCGCTGCGTAGAGAATATGGTTGTCGTAGCGCCGGTTGTTGAACCCGATCAAACGATTGTTGATCAGGTTCTCCACCTCAGTCGGCTTCGGGTTGACCATCGACACGCAGTTGCCATCAATAGTCTTGTAGCAGACGAGGAACAGATTCGGATACACCTCTACGTCGTAGAACACAATCGGTTCATTGTCGTTGAACGGCGTGTCCGGCGTCTCCTCGTCACCAGACCGGAAATGCATTTTCGACACTTGCTGCAAGCAGTACTCGGAATGATGAGTACTCCGCATGGCGAATGCCAGAACATGGCCACGCATGTCGTTCAGGTCGTACGGCTTTCCAGACTTGTAAGCCTCATCAAGAATGTGCTTGATGAAATCAATGCTCGGCTTCGTACCAGGATGCACCTCCTTGCGAATATTCTTCTCAACGAGTTTGCGCAATCCTGCTTCACTCGTGAACGTTTGGTTGTTGATCACTTTTTTTTCCTTGAGTGGCAAACCTGAAGAAATATGCGCTATTAGCTCGTCATTAACCAGCTTTCGCTTACGACGCAGCGACGACTTCCCGGACCAAGTCTTGATCTCCACTCCGGATGAATACAAGTTGGTAAGCTCGGTCGGATCGCCGTCATAAATGTAGTGCAGATGTAATCCGTTGCCTGAGCGACTGGTCTCACAGTATGTGCGGGGCCACTGCTCAGCCGCATCGATGTTCTCCTCAAGACTTTTCTCTCCTTGGTCATTCTTCAGATCGAAGTCGATGACGATGTGGTTGACTGGCGGCCTGACGAAATGTTCCTTGCTGGTGTCAAGGTCCTTCAGTTTTGTCGTGACTGAATCCCATGGCTTGGCGGGGATTCCGTCGTCAGATGCGTACTGTGCAGGACAATCCTTGTACAACACATCAAGTTTCGACGGCTGGTCCTTGAGATCAATCCATCGACGCTCGTCCCTGTCATCAATTTTCTTCGCACCGAAAATGAGCTCGCTCTTGAACTCGCTGTACCAACTCCTGACTCTCTCGTCGTTGACAATGGCTCGTTCTTCGAACTTGCCGAAATACTCCTTCAAGTCTTCCTTGAAAGCGTACATCGGCAATATATGCACGATCTGCGAATCAGCACAATACTGTTTGTACTGTGCGTAAGCAGAACGGAGGCTGATCCCGTCGTCGTGCATGATCTGCCCGGAAATCTCGTCAACGAAGTTGAACACGACATCTGTACGAAACATCATCTGAACCGGGACGTAGTCATCGTAATAGTGCTTACCCAGTTTCTTGAAAATGTCCAGGCAGTACTTGGCGATGGCGCCGTACTCCGTCGTGATGTCTCGCATGAGACGCTGGTACACCGGAGGGCTGAACGTCTCACCCGTTGGTGAGATGTCGATCAGTCGGCGAATCAGGCCTGACTTCGCATCACTGATTTTCACCGGGGTGTTCGTGCCAATCATGAGAAATGCATTCGGCCGCATGTAGTACTGCGGCTTGTACTTCTCATTGATCGGAATCGTCTCGTGAGAAACAATCGAGTTCAATTTGGTGTTGTCGTCAATTCTGGACAGATCACCGTCGTGTTGAATGGCAACCAGCGGATTCGTACGAAACGGTTCCAACGCGAACTGATTGGAACTGTTGCCGAGGGCCCTGGCGTCGAACGGCGAGCAGTACCCGTCGAACATGCCCTGCACGATGTTGAGCACGGTCGATTTACCAGCACCGCTCTTGCCATACAACACGACGAACTTCTGCAAATATCTGGAATCACCGGAGACTATCGCCCCGATGGACCACAGCAACTTCTCCTTCTCAGCAGACTCGTAGAGCTTGTCGAGAAGTTCATCGAACGCCGAATGGTCTCCGTCGACAAGCGAATATGGAAGAACGTGCGAAGCATAGTCAGTTCGCTCGACCTTCTCGTTGGCGAACATGATGCGTCCATCAAGTTCCACCGCCGAGTCGTTGAGCTTGGACAAGAACTCACGGTACTCCCTCCACGATTTGGTGGAGTAGTCCGTCATGGAGAGCACCTTCGGGTGCAGCTCCTTCAGTTCATCAGCTTTCGCGTAAAGTTCACGGTCAACAAGACGGGCGACGTCATACTCGTCCGTCGACCACAAACCGCGTTCTTCATCCCAGATTGCGTAGAAGGCTCGTGCACGGACCATCAGATCCTTCGAACGGCCTACACGGAAGGCCGGGGCGATTTCAACCCCATGCTTGGTCTCCCGCACTTGGACCTTGAAGAAATCCATGGTCCACCTCCTTACCAAATATCAGTGAGCATTCCGTCCATGACGTAATTGTTCATCTGCTTCCACAGTGACATCTTCTTCTGGTTTCCGAAATATGATTGCGTCGGGAACCATCCGTTCTTGCCATTCTTGTCGATTTCGCGGTCAAGAACACGTTCAACCGCATTCTCGACACGACTTGTCCATGTCGGGAGTTTCTCCGTGTGCTCGTCTGAGTACCAACCAAGATCTGCATTGGAAATACACTCCTCAAGCAGATCCTTGACAGAATACTCGTTGTCGAGCATGAGACTCATACGGTCGAGCAGAGCGACGAGGACGAGCAACACAGACGGCGGCTCATCCTCGTACTCCTCAAGAATCTCTTCACGGAAATAGATCGCGTCATCGATTCGGTTGTTGTCATCTCGAATATCTGAATGGAAAGGGATCTCATTCAGCTTTCTGCAGAGATCCCTGTATCCATCAGGGGCATAGAGGTCGACGAGAATGTCACTTATCATCGTCCTCCTCGCTTTCGTCGAAATCGTCAAGGTCCTCGTGAAGCTTGTGCATGTACTCAGCGATAGGCTCCTTGATGATCTCCATGGAGAAACGCAGCCCCTCCTTGTTGTTGATGCAGAAGCCACAGTCGCCATTCTGCTTGGTGACTTCGCACAGATCACCGATCAGACTTTCGACATAGTCCGTGATTGGAAGATCATCGTCATCAATGATCATGTCGTCATTGATGAACCAGAAAAGACTCTTATCCGGAAGGTCATCGTGCTCGTAGTACGTCTCTTCGTCGGGGTACGTCCACCCGGGCGCGTCCGTTGCCGCCTCCACCTTGGGGGTGATCTTCTTGACCAGGCGCGGGCTGTTCTTCTCGTCCATCATGGCATTCGCGTCAGCCACGGCCTTGTCAAGGTCGATCACATCGTCGACTGGCTTGTGCACAACGATCTCCTCGTCATGCTCAGACTCCGGCTCTTCGGTGTTCTCGACGGGTTTAAGAATATCCGCTTCGAGCTTGTCTGCGGTGCGAAGAGCCTTGATCTTCTCTCGGGTGAAGAAAATGGCAACGCCAGCAGCAACGCCAGCAGCAGCGGCGATGATGTTCTTGTTCATTTCAGTGATTCCTTTCAGATGAGATTGTAGATGACACCGTCGACATTGAAGTCGAGCTTCCAAGTGCCAGTGATGAAATCGGGATCCTCAGGAAAGTTCCTGGGATCAGAGAGGTTGAAGTCGACGAAACCGTCTCCATTGTCCGGGCTCTTGACCCAGCCAACCAGAGCGCCCTCGGGAGAGCGAGGAAGATCCAGCATGTCGTAGACCTCATTGAGGAAGACGTGACCCCTCGTCCGGAGAAGGTCGTTCGCCATGTTTTGCTGCGTCTTGAGGAAGAGCAGCTGGTAGTCACGAGAAGGCTCCCAGTTCCTGGATGAACTGTCGAACGTCCGAGAATATGGACTGCTGAGCAGATTCTTCTTGGAAACAATGTTCTTCACGCTGTTGTTCGTCCCAGCAGTTTCAGGAACCTCGATCGTGTTGTCCTGAGTGGCTGCCTTTCTTTCAATCTTCTCGGCCTCATTGCGCTTGTTCCATGCCGCCTGCAGAGCGTTCAGTGCAGAGGACAGTGCAGCGGTCCTACCAAGCATGATACTGTGACCCTTGCAGATGCAGCCAATCCCAACGGCCATCATGGCCAGCGAAGGGCCATACGTCTTGATGAACAGACCGGCGGTCTGCGCATAAGAAATGGCGAGATCCTTCTTGTAGTCTTCCTCCGTGTACTTCTCGCCCATGCGCTTCTCGTAGACATCTGGGTTGTCATGGCAAATATTGACTGCATTGATCATTTCATGGTGATTCTCGATCACCTCGTTGTGATGCTTGAGTCCCTGACGGACTGCGAGAACAGCGCTGCCCACAACAGCGACACAGCCAATGGCAGTGAGGATCGTCGGAGAGGACTCCTCAACGTGCAGCTTGGCGTTCTCAAACTTCTCTCGGAAGCTCATTTTATCATTCCTTTCTTTGAAAGCCTGTAGAATATGGCGATCACTTGATCGTCACTCATTTGCTGGACCTTCTTGGTCCAGCGAGGGCCCGGATAACACTCGGCTACCCGGACCCTCATCTGGTTGACATTCATCTGTCGTTCACCGCTACCGGTCGAGGAAGATCCAGAATATAACCTTCACGAATTCGTCGCGGCGACGCACCTCCGATGGAGTACCAGCCCCATTCTGCATCGGTGTACGAGCTGGTGACACCCGCAAGATCATACAGGTCAGCCACCGTCGCAACATCGTACTGAGAGATTAGATCCGCCAACGAATCAAGAATCCGATCGGCTTCATCTCGACTTGCGAGGACGATTTCATCGAAATCGTGTGTTGCCCTCGCTCTGTGAGAATATGACTCCCTCGGCTTGTTGTAGAAGCTGTTGTAGCTCACATATGACCGATTGTCGCGAACATTCTTGTTGCGATTCGGTCGGCTGTCACCAAACAACAGCCGTTGGATTGACTCCGAGACAACGTCGGAAATGGTGTTCTTCGCTGCAGGAAGCAGCACGTCCATCAAAATGTACTCGGCGACAGAACGTCCGTCCTCAGCGATGATTGATCGCTTGAGCTTCTTGCCTGCGGATTCCTTACGCTTCTGGCCTTTCGCAACAGCTTCGACCTTCGGCCTGTTGTTGTCCGAGTAGTTTCCGCCCTTCTCAGGCATGATGGAATTACTCGGAAGATTGACGGTTGCCATTCATCAACCTCACTTCTTGTCCATTGCCAGAGGATGCTTTCCGCTGTCGACCTTCTCGACACCAGCGATCTGCTGAATACGATCCTGCGGAATGAGTTGCTCGATGAACTTGCTCGCATAGTCGGTATCCTGCATCATCTTCATGAGAAACGCCTCGTAACCACGAGACTGCCTGAAGTCGTTTAGGACCTCCTCGTTCTTGACGAACCGCTTGCCATCATCCGACTTGACGCCGACGCTCTTGAAAATGAGCGTCTGAATGATGTTGAAGATCTCGCCGACCTTACGGCTGTTGGACAGACGCTCAAGGGTCGACTGAATATCGCCAGCGGAGCTGAAAGACAGCTCAAGCATTTCGGGGACAGTCAGGTCGAAATAGTACTTCTCGGTCTGCTCGTCACCATTGTAGTCGATGTACGTGATCTCGCGGGTAATCATTTCGGTTAAACCTCCTGAAATTTGTTTGTGATGATTTGCGGGAATTCCGAATAATAACGCTGATAGAAATCGATCATCAGCGCAATATCATGCTGGTCTGCATGATCTCGTCTTGCGAATTCAGTCTCACTGTCGCCTCGCTCAATGGAACGCTGCTTGCGAATCTCACGAGGGACGACCATCATGGCAACCTGCCAAGGCTTGAACAGCCTGGTGGCACCAAGAGGATCAATGATGATGAGACGCTTCTTCTTGCTCATGTCGATATCTGCTGGGCGAATACCGTACTTCCAGATTCCTTCGACTGTGTCGTATTGACGAATGTTGATCAACTTACCCTGTGCGGCAAGGTAGTTGAAGTTTTGGACATCCATGAATATGTGGTCTTCGCCATTCACTTCACCAGGACGAACCGGACGGGTCGTGCAAGTGACAACCCGGTCCCACCCATCCTCCGTGCAAAGCTTGTTGGCGAACCAATTCTTTCCGCTGCACGTTGCTCCAACGATTGCAAGCATTCAGTACCCCTTGTAATAGTCCGGCTTCGGCACCGTGTCGTACTTGATGACGAGGCACGGCTCTTCTTCAGCAGTCAGGCATGACGTGAACCTGATGTCGAGCAGACGATCTGCGTTCCAACCGATGTCATCGCCAAGACCAATCGGATCGAGTCCGAGAAGCCCGTAGAAGACATTCAGGCTGATCCAGTCCTCCTGAAGGAGCCTGGCGTTCAGCGCGTTCTGCGCCTGACGAATCTTCTCTGCGTCGATCCTGAAATATCGACCCGACAGATCATCCATGGTGAGAGGCTGCGGGCCGCTGAGAACCACCGTGTTGGATGATGCCACCTTCTGCTCAGAAATGGCGTCGTCGATCTTGCGCTCTTCCTTCTCGCCGAGAGCCTGCTTCACCTGGCCCTTGTACTCTTGGAACGTGGTGTCCAGGATTGAATATGCCTGCATCAGGTTCGCTCCGCGCTTCAGAGCAATATGGTTGCCGCAGAACAACGTGGAAATGGTTGCCACAGCGCAGATCGCCGTAGGAAGATAGATCTTCCAAGTGATCTTGACCTTCTCGAAAGCCGTCGCATTCGTCTGGTTGTCCATGTCATAGTCGACGATTGCAGCACGAGCTCGAGGGCCGGCCTTGGCTGCGAGAACGGCAGTGCACACGACACCGATCGATCCGGTGGCCGTGAGAATAAGCGGCGCATGATTGTTCGTGAACTTGTTAATTGATTGAATGATATTGGATGTCTTCGTATTCATTGTGCCACGCCTTCGTTCAGTGGTGGACGTCGTTCGCACACGGATTGCCGTCAGAGCACTTCGTCACAAAATATCCGAGGCCCTGCTCGAGCGAACCGTAGTTGATTGCAGCGGCTGTGTCAACGAGAGTTTGATCTCGTTCACTCAATGCTCTCGCTGGGTAATACTCAACCCTGTCGTAAGACACATCTTCGTAACCACGCTTGGGAATATACATTGTAGTTCCTTTCTCTGATGAAAAAAAAGGATACAGACCGTGTTAGGGTCTGTATCCTTGTAAGGTTCACTCCTCAGAATGGTTGTTGCTGATGTCTTCGTTGGTCTTGTCACCCTTGTGAGTGGCAACGATGTGATCATACATCTTGTCTCCGATCTTGTTCGAGAGCTTCATGAGGCCGTACCCGATGCCAAGGCCAGCAGCCACTCCGGCTGCCACGATGGCGACGGTGCCAGCGACAGAAGTCTCTTCGTCAGAGGTTTCGATGATGTCGTCGGTGTCAACTTCGGGGATCTCGATGTCGTCAGACATGATAATTTCCTTTCATTGGTGAGTTCTTCTCATAAGAAGACGTGCAAAAAGCACAAGCCGGTTAAGACTTGTGCTGTTGTTTTCACGTCAGGATGCCTAGGGCCATTCCAAGCATCAACATCCCGATTGCCAACAGTGAATATGTCAGCGCCGCGATGAGTTGAATGGTCTTGTACTTGTCCTTCATAGTGCCTCCTTTCTCATAAGAAGACGTGCAAAAGCTACAGGCCGTGTTGGGGTCTGTAGCTTTGTTATTACTCCTTGTTTTCGATATCCTTTGCGATGGAGTTCAAGGCAATGGCCAGGATGATGACTGCCAGGACTAGCGTGATGGGTGCCACGGTGATCATGGACACGCAGATCACAGCCAGGTCCGCAAGGCAGATGAGAATCTTGGCGATGAGCTTGATAACGTAAAGCATGGTATCTCCTTATGTAGAAGTCTTTCTCATAAGAAGACGTGCAAAAAGCACAAGCCGGTTAAGACTTGTGCTGTTGATGTCACATCCTTTCAGATTTCTTGTTGTCATCGTCCGCGAGGGCGACCAGCAGCATGAGCGTCGTGATGACCAGCATGATCATCAGCGGGCTTCCGTGAAGCAGCGATGCCACAGAAGCACCAAGGATGAAAGCGGCGAACACGACAGCGCCGATGGTTGCGCAGATGTGCTTGAACATTTTTTTCTCCTAAAAGTAGTGTTTCTCATAAAAGAATGTGCAAAAAGTAATGCGCAGTGTGAATTGCACCACACATTACTTTTGAGGTCGTATCGGTCAGTTCTTCGGGACGAAGCCGAACGCCTTCGATGTGATCGCGTCTTTCTCCTCGTAGACGAGGATGGTCAGAATCGGAACGACAGTACCGATGATCGGCATGACGTAGTCTTTCCAGTTCTTCTTCTGCGAATAGCAAGTTGCCTTCGCTTCCATCAGAACCTTGAGTTCGTCAGCGGTCTTTCGGGTTTCTTCAGTTCCGGGCTCGTAATCATCCATCTTCTGGAGATGGTCTTCGATCACAGCGTCGAAGTGTTCGGAGAGATTATCCTTCATGATGATTCCTTTCTAGTCTCTCATTAAGAGCTGTGTGAAAGATAAACCGAAAGATCGACACGCGACTTCTTCCGAAGATCCGAAATATCGTTGTTCAGCACAAGATACACTTCATCGGCGTCGTTCACGATGAGCGATCCAATATTGGAAACAGACGTGCTTGGATCAAAAGAAACAAGTAGCACAAATTGGCAAATTAGTACAACAACGCCACAAATTGTCTGTGTCACGTCCGCAAAAGAGAAGTCGAGAATGCCAGTGATGATAATTATCATGGTGGGACAAAGACACATAGCGCACATCAACATTTTATTACGAGTTCTCATCGATGTTTACCCTTCTTACTCGATGTTCGCGCCGATTGTTGTTGGCTTTCAACGGGAGTTTCTTCACTTCGTCTGAAATGCGCTCAGCGGCTCCATTTCCACCATATTCCGCGTATGGCGCGTACAGATACTTCATGAAATCCTCGTATTCATCGTATGTGATCCAACCACGAGCGATGAATCCTTCACCAACGTAGATGATGCGGTCGTGTGCAAGACCGACAAGCAACTTCTTCTCCGTTGAATTCCGGTCGAACTTCTTCTGAAGTACGGCCCAGAATCCATTACTAGCGAGTACGGTCACAAATACGGTGACCAGTACGTCTACCCACGCAGAGCCACCAAAGAAATGCATTAGCCCGTAATACCCATGATAGGACGAATACCGAGTGTCGTGTTGGCCGGCAGGCAATCAGCGCGGCCGTAAATACAGCAACAGAAATGATCCCACTTGGCCATGGTGTTGAGCCACCAACCGTTGTCGACTTGCCCGTCGCCAACAGCCATACGGAACCTTGGCGCGAGACGGAACAAAGCAAGCTGGTTCAAGTCGTTGGTGTGGTTCCAGGCGAAAGCAGAATTCTGGTTCGATGAGCTAGCCGGCTTACCGTTCTGGATCTCGAAAACGGGAGAACCGTAAACCATCCGCTCAGACATGAGTTCACAAGTACAGTTGTCGATCCAATTCATGGCAGTTGCCATACCACTGTCGGCGTCAGTCGAGAACGTACGAGGCGCATTGAGAATCGAGCCACTGCCGAAGAAATTATTGACCTGTGACACAATGGGAGAAAACTTGGCGCGAATTTGCGCAGCTGCATAACCACCTGCGTTGGTCGCCGTGGAATTCATAACAGACGTGCCCATACTAAGGCGAGGAATGATGTTGATATGGTGCGTCTTGACAAGTGTCGCGGTATTGCGCCCAATGCCGTACCAATAGTCCATGTCAGTGATGAGCCAATCGGTTCCACCGTCAGTCCAATAGTCACCGATGTAGAGATCATCAAACGTTCCGGAACGGATGGCATTCTTCTGGTCAGAGGTGAACGATTTGCCAAGACTCTTCCCACGATAAATGTTCCTGTGGAAATATGAGTTCTGCGAGAAAGTATCGGCGAGTCGTCCGAAAGCTTGCATCATGCTTAGCTTGCGGGTACCAGAAGCACCATCAACAGCAACCGAGTCGGTCTGTGCGAGCGAAGACGCTTCTGTGAGATCCGTAATTCGAGTCATTGTGAAATCCTTTATGAGTTGTTTGCGAACTTGGTGACAGCAGTGATCTGAACACCCATGTTCGTGGTGAAATTGACAAGATTGCCACCACTGTAGAACTGAACCGGGTTCTCAACGGTACCGGTGGCCACAAATTTGTTGAGCTGGTTGGTGAGAGACGTGATCTGGTTCTGCAGATTTGCAGCTTGGTTAACGTTAAGTTGATTCTTCAACGTGAGGAACCACGTGTTGAACGACGCCTCGAAATTTGATTCGGCTTCATTCGCCTTGGTCTGAGCGTTGCCAACAATGTCACGCATCAAAGAATTGTATGCTGCGTTCCACTTGTTCCGAATGTCGTCGACGGTGACCGTCTGAACAGGCGCCGTCACATACGGGCACCAAGACGTTCCGACAAGATTTGTTACGCTCGACTGCTGAATCGAAGAGTCACCCGCAGCGAAATTGATGGTAAACAGAGGTAGCGTATTCTGACGCGTGCGATCGGTAATTTGATTGAGCATGTCCGTGTACGAGCTGTAGTTGCGCATCTCTACGATGTAGAATTGTGCGAACCTGTAATATGATTCCACCTTCAAATCAAGGCACATCACCACAGTACGAGGTTCCGTAGAACTTGCATAATCGGACACCGTGATCGGCATCTGGTACACAGAGTCATTCTGAATCCACCTCTTGGAAAGCCAAGCCTTCCCAGAACCGATGGTCACAGTACTGCCGTCAATTACCCTGGCCTTGAACGCATCGCCCCAGTTGGCGAACACGCCTTCGGTGATGACCCCGTCGAACGGAATGGCCATGTCTTCGGCAGAATATGTACGATCTCCGTCAATACTGTTCCAGAATCCACTTCTAAATGTCATTTTACTCCTCCATGGTGATCATCGCGTTCACCGCGAACTCGAATGGAACAGACAGAATGGAGAAAATGAAGTCCCCAGATGCTTTGCGGTGGTTGATCGGGACGAGAAAACACTCACGGTCTGCGTCAACCATCCAACCCTCAACACGAGGGATGAACCAGTTCGTCGGCTCAGACACGAGCTCCTTCCTGGCCGCTCGGGCTTGCTTGTACCTCTCTCCAGTTGGGGGAACGAGTTTCGTCATTTCTGTTTTGTTCATTTTCTCATCCTGTGATGGCTCGTACGGCCTTGAAATCGGGCATGATTACAATTCCATTTTTGTCGGCTGTGATGGTCATTCCGTCTATGGCGCATATAGCGCCATTTCCCATGTCGTCAATGACGTTTACAATGTCACCAATGTAATAGTCTTTCATGTAAGCCCACTGAACGTTCGGATCGACGTCTCCTGTGAAACTCGTCTCCGTCACGTATTCTCGCATGGAAGAATATCCGTATGCTCTGAGCTCGTTCAAGTACGTTTGCATTGGAATGTCGTGGTTGTTGTCATCCTTCAACTTGACGTTCGATCCGTCGATCCATTTCTCGACCCTTTTCATCCCAGAAATGAATCCGCCGTGCGGGGTGTCGTCCATGGAGCGTTCAATTGGCATAGTCATCCGAGGCTTGCCGTCGCCAGGATCAGCACCGGTGATATAGAACGCATTCGCATACTTGTCGTTGTCCTGAACAAATTCGCTGGCCTTCAAGTTGTTGAAATCACTGGAAAAGGTGACCCAGTCGTTGGTACCCTGGTTCCAACTGCGATCAACACCAGTGCCAAGACGCCACCGCCACTTGTTGTCCTCTGTGTGGTGTACGAAGATGTAACATGTCGGCGATGAATACGTCTTCACAAGTTCTGAAACAGCTTCGTAGATGTTCTGCCCGAGATATTGCTGGGAGATTTGATTGACACCCAGTTCTTGCCGCCAGTTCGATTCATCTCTGTACAGCCCAGTGATTCCGCGGTACTTCTTGTTGGGATTTGTTGGGTCAGGAGCGAATTGTTGAAGATACGGACTGTCAATACAATTCTCGTCAAGAAGTTTGTTGATGATTTCACCGGGTGCTCCCGTGACGTCGATCTGCTTGTAGACGACTCGTCTCGATATGATGTACTCCATCGACTTCCCGGTGAATATCATCCGCGGAGCGTCTTCGTACGTGTCCTTCAGATCACGCTTGCTGACCATCATGGTGTGGTCAGAGTCTTGAATCCGGAGAAATGTACCCAGTGTGATCAACTTCCAGAGATCAGGGTCGTAGTACATGTACAACTCGAAATCGCCGCATTCCTTGGCTTTGTCAGTCCACACAAGAGACTCGTAGTTGTCGACAATGGTTTTCAACTCCCAATTGTCGTCGTAAACAAGCACATCGTATGTCATCAGATCCCCTGGTGTTTGATGTCGTACTCGACTTCGTGCTCGGCCGCGTACTGGGTCACGTTGTCGCCCATGATCAAGCACGTAATCGTGTTCGCACCCTGTTGGATTTTTGGCCAGTACGGGTTCGTACCAACAGCGTTAAGACAACTCGTCCAATGATTCCTGTGCCAGATGCGGACGTACTTGTTGCCGTTCTTGGTTCCGACTTCGATGTAGTCACCTTTTTCGAAGTCTTCTCCAATCTTGCTCTTGACCCGCGCCATGTCGATTTCAAGATATGAAGTGGGGGTGATGCTGTCGGAATAGCGAATCCTTGGAATGTCAGCAAGCTTGCCGTAGAGCTTCGACCTGATGATAACGCCGTTGTCGAATGACCCAGAATATTCCATGCCGAGCTTTGCGTTGTTTTGGATCTCTCCGAACTTCAGCACATGACTGGGCCACGCCCCCTTGCCACTTTTGAATTTGTTGACGTACAGGAAGTAAGCCGTACCGCCCAAGTCACGGTCCGCCTCGCTCATGACCCCAATGCTCACCGCAGAACTCGTCATGTCGTCGACCATTGAGTTCAAATATTTCGTGCGCCAACCGTCGTCTATTTCATACCGCAGACCCGCTTGGTGGATTGTCTTCTCAACCATTCTCGACATGTCTTGGCCATAGCGGTTCAAACCCGTCCTGTCGGACTTGACCCATTTCGCTTCAATATTTGGATCATTCACAAACCAAAATAGGCCGTTCTCTCCGATTGACATCAGAGTCTCGTTGTCGATATAGGTCGTGTTGTCGGCAAACGGGAATTCAAAGCCACCCTTGAGACTTGAAATACTTGTTACAGTTTTTGCTGGGGCATAGAAATACGGATCTGGACATACGATCGTTATCTTGACTTTGGTGATCTTCTCGAAAATGTCTGGTTCGCACTTCTCGACGTATCCGGTCATGATGTACGTGCCAGTGTCGGTCACGAACGCCATCTCGACACGATTCTTCACCGCATAAGTCTTGTAAATCCACCGCCTGGCGTGTTCGATCGTTTTGCCAGGCTGAGCAACCACAGCCAGGGTGAGAGTCATCGTACGCTCTCCCACCCTGGCCGAGTTGAACATTGCACCATCATTCGTCGCGAACTGAGTCAGATTGATGTCTGCCCCAACCGGTCCGTGACCTTCGATCTTTGTGATGACGTAAGGAGCTTCATACGCCCCAACGAAATTCGTGCTGATCTCGTCACCGAACTGGTTGACGACAGACACCGTCTTGATCATCGTGAATACCTCTTGATGTTCGAGATGAGCTCCTTCGTGTCGCGATAGATTTCGCGGCGAGTAGGAGCAGTCGGACTGTTGATGGTTTGATTGAAAGTGACCGTGTTGACCCCGTTCGGGTTCGATGCACTTCCATTTTGAGCCTTGACCGCGTCGTTGACGCCGACAGAGACTCTTGCGTTGGCGTTTTGACTGTTGAACAGGTCACCAAGTCTCGACGCGGCGCTTCGCACCTGTGAATCGTCCACGGTTGGGGTGATCACAGGATTGAAGTCCGGATCGAGAGTTAGACCGTCGACAATCTCGCGGAACTTCTCATTGATGCTCTTGCCAGTACTTTCTGCAAGGTTCTCGGAGGATCGCTTGACCCACTTCTCGCTGTTGTCAATGCCTCGGACAAGACCCAAACCGACGAATTCGCCAATTTCGGTAGTCACCTTGGAAGGCGAATGAATGCCGAGCTTGTCTTTGAGCCACTGAGGCAGCTTGTTGGCCAGAGCGCTGATGTCATCCATCAGATGGTCCTTGACCCGTGCGATTCCTCGCATGACACCGCGGACAAGAGCCTCACCGATTGAAATTGCCTTGTCGGCGACTTCCTCAGAATGCGCATCGATGGCGTTCTTGATGCCGTCAAGGAAATTCAGCAACAGATTCACGCCGGAATCGATGACCCGACCGATGTTGGCGCTAATCGTGTCGATGAAGTTGACAATGATGTCAATGGCGATCTGCGTGATCTCACCAATATTGTCCCTGATTGCCCGAAGGAAATCGACAATGAGGTTGATACCGGTCTGGATCAACACAGGAGCAACCTGGTTGATCGTGTTGCACATGCCGATGATGGCGTCTCGAACCAAGTCGAAGAAACTCGGAAGCGAATTGCGCAACGCGTTCAGACACGCCGTGATGATGGCAGTGAGCGCGGCTTCGATGACCGGACCGTTTTGACCGATGACGTTGAGAATGTTAATAAAACCCTGCGCGATAGCGGTGCACAGCAACGGAATCATTGCGATCAGAGCAAGACCACCTGTACTGACGGCAGTGATCAGAGCCACGAAGGCAAAAGTGAACAACGCAATGCCCGCAGCTGCTACGCCAACAGCAATACCGATCAAAGCAACCGCCGCGGCCAGCAACATCATTGGGACAACTACTTCCTGCGCCAAATATGCAGCAGCAATCAGAATGCCGAGCCCAACGGCAAGTCCAACCAATGCGATGGCCATCTCGCCAAGCGACATTGAACCGAGAACTTGCAGCACACCCGCAAGAATCATCATAGCAGCAGCAACGGCAATGAGTGCTCCAGCACCCTCTGCTGCGCCGCCACCCTTCATGAGCATCATTGCAGCGACAAGCTCGGCAAGGACAATTGTCATCATGATAACGCCCTTGAGATACGTGCTCCAATCCATACTGGCGAATTCACCAATGATGTGACACATACCCTGAATGGCGATCACCATTGCTAGCATCGCCGCTGCATCGCCGAAGCCGTTGTCCGGCATGACGAGGAACAGACCCATGAGCTCTGCCATGACCATGCTCAGCATGGCAAAGCCCTTGAGATATGAATTCCAGTCACGCTTGGACAACTCGTCGATGACATCAACGATCTGTCTGATAGAATATGCCGTGGCGAGAATGGCGAGGCCGTTGCCGATCTTCAGCTTGTCACCGGACATCGAGAACAGCGTCATGGCACCAACGATGGCGATGAGCGCAAGAACGCCCTTGACCAACTGCTTGGTGTCCATCTCGCCGAACCCCTTGACCGCGAAGTAGAACATAATCATGGCCGCGGCCATGAGAATGAACTGCCCCGAGCCCTTGGCAACGTTGTTACCCTGTTCAAGGATCTTGGCAGCAGTTACCATCACAGCAGTGATGACCGTGATTGCCACGATCCCCTTGACGAGCTCCTTGGTGTCAAGTTTCGAGAGAAGATACACTGCACCCGCGAGGAGAAGAACGCCCGCAGCAATAGCGAGAAGCCCAGCCATCTTGAACGATGTACCGATGTCCTTGAACATGTTCTTAAGGCCACCAGTGATGTTCTCAAGATTCTTCAGGAGACCACTCTTCACGCCAGACATCAGATTTTCGGTGTCGTTCTTGGCAGTCTTGGCATTCCTGTTGAACAGGAACCAAGCGCCAATGATGATACCGAAGATCACAGCAAGGGCAAGAGCAGCTGCCATAAGACGATCGGAAGGAATCAATGCAAGGACTGCCAGAGCCACAGCTAGAACCAGAGTCGCAGCAGCCAACTTGAGAATGGCCGTTGCATTCAGGTCGTGCGTGGTGGCCTTCATGGAGTCCTTGTACGCATTGATCGTGTCGACAATTGGACCGCGAGATGCCTTGACAGTCTTGGCCAATTCGCTGAAAAGGCTGCCTACCTTGCCGAAGCTTCTGGCAAGATTCGCAAACGAACCAGCCATGATTCCAGTAAAGATGCCGCCCACAACGGTCACAAGCGCATCCCAAGCGTTCATACCCTTCAGCGCTTCATAACCATTCTTGACACCTTCTTTGATCTTCTCACCGAGCCACTTGAACTTCTCACCGAGCCAGTCGAGCGCGTCACCAATCTTGCCCCGGTTGTCAAGAACCGCCTTCTTGATCTTCTCGAACTTCTCTGGAAGACCCCAAGCGTTGGCACCCTCTTTGATGTCAGAGCCCCACTTCTTGAACAAATCGGAGGTCTTGCCACCCATTGCAGAGCCAAGTTCCTTGATCTTGCCTGCTGCTTCGTGCGCCTTGTCACCAAGCTTGACGAACATCGTTCCCGCGTCATCATGAGCACCATTCTTGACGCTCTCCGCGAAATCCTTGATGTTGTCAGCGACATGCTTGATCTTCTCACCGATTCCAGCCCAATCAATTCCGGCGAAGAAGTCCTTCACCTTCGTCAACGCCGAACCAGCGAGTTCCTTGATGGCTCCACCGAGGTAGATGGCTGCTCCCTTGAGCGCGTTCCACGCCGCGATGACGGACGGCCCGCAGACATCCCAGACTTGTTTGCCAACTTCTTTCATTTTGACGCCAATGGAAGAGAGTTGACTCTTGAAGGTTTCCCAAGCGGTGTGGACGTCTGGACCATAGACCTCGCGGATGTGCCCGCCGAACTCCTTGACCGGACCAGCAAGATTCTTGAACGCAGGACCGAGCTTGTTCAGCCCGAGCTGGTCAATGAGGTCGGTCAGAGCGTTCTTCTGCTCCTTGCCGATGAGAAGATTGTAGAAATCGTCGAGTCGGACTTGACTCGCAGTCTTCCACAGATCCTGGAGCTTGGCCTTGGCGACCATGAATCCTCCAGCCGCGGTGTCACGAGCTGCCTGTCCAACACGAGTGAACGTATAAGACAGACGACCCCACAAAGTGGCATCGTCACCAGTCCACATGATCTTGAGATCATGTAGAAGGTTCTTGAACTTCTGCATCGACGTGATGGCCTCGTTGGATACAGGCTTCGCATCGAGTTGAACGCCACCCGGAGGTGCATCGCCAACACGATGACGCTCCTGAGCGCCGACGCCAACGCCCTTGCGGAACAAGGCGTCTTTGATCTTCTTGCCCACGGCCTCTGCCTTGTCGCCGATCCAGTCAAGAGCCTTCTTCACAGCGGAGAAGTCCATGCCGTTCATGTGATCTTGGAGCGATGACAAACCATGGTCCATCTTGTCAAGTGCCGAAGAGCCACTATCACCAAAGATCTTGGACATGCTGAACTTGCCGTGGGTCAACTTGTCGAACCAACCGAGCAGATCCCTAATCTTCTGGCCGAGCCAGTCAAGAAGCTTGCCGATCGGATCGAACCCATCGATCCACTGGTCAAACTTGACGATCACGTCGCCGATGTGAGCGGTCAGCGTCAGAAGACCACCAAGAACGAACTTGGTTATCGCGAATGCAGCACCAAGAATCGGCTTGACGATGGCCACGAACAGCTTGAGCAACTGACCGACTGGCCACAATATGATCTTGATGGCCGAGAACAGCCCCTTGAACGTCCGGGTCAAGTTGTCCATCGCCTTGTCCGACGGAATCAGTTTCTCTGTGAGATGCTGGAACCCAATCGAAATATCAGCGAGCGTCTTGCCGAGGTTTCCAGTGAACGACTGCTGAAAAGCAATTCCAACGGCCTTAACCGGAGCAACAAGAGCCTTGACGACGTTGGTCAAGCCCTCAATGAGGGCAGTACGACCACCCATGTCCTTCCAGGTCTGGAGCATTGCGTTCCTGGCCTGCGAAGTCTGACTGACGAACCCGGTGATCGCGTTTCCGACCACCGTGAACAGATCCTGGGCTTCCTCGAAGTTACCGAACAGAATGGAGAAGGTCTGAGCCCAGCCTGAACCGAGTTCCTCCTTTACCGTGTCGATGAGCTGCGAGAAAGTCTTGATCTTCGTCGCAGATTCTTCAGCAGTATTCGCCAGATCGACAATGGCATCAGCTTGCTCCGCGGTGTAACCCATGGATATGAGCTGTTCCTTGTTGTACTCACCGGCCAACTGAGACAATGTCTCAACCATGATCTGAGATGACAGCCACCCCTTGGACAGAGACTCTCGGAACGATCCCTCCTGCTGAATCATGGAGTCAACAGCAACACCGTGTGCACGAGCGGTACGCTTCAGGGCTTCCTGGAATGCTTCGCCACCCATACCGGCGTTTACGACCGAGTTCCAGTCCATGAGTCGGACCGTTCCCGAGGAAATGGCCTGACTCAACTGGTACATTGCGGTCGACGCTTGCTGGGAGTTTGACCCAGACAACGCCGCAAGATTGGCAATGCCTTTGATCGACGACACAGACTCCTTCAGACCAACGCCAGCAGCGGTGAACATACCGATGTTGTGCGTCATCTGCGAGAAATTGTAGATCGTCTTGTCCGCGTAGGTGTTCAACTCATTCAGAGCGTCGTTCACCGTCTGAATGTTCTCGCCTTTGTTCTTGGTGTTGGCAAGAATCGTCTGCACAGCGTTGAGCTGGGTCTCATACTCGTGGTAACCGTCGATAATCGGGTCGATGGTCAAAGCTTTCAGCATGCTCATACCAGCTGAAGTGACCTTCGACGCGAGAGTGCCGATGGCTGCACCCGCAGCGACTGACATAGTCGAGAACTTGGCCTGAAGAGTGTTAGCAGACTCCGATGCCTTGTCAAAAGTGACAGTCTTCGCAGTGTTTGCCAGCTTCTGAAGCGAGTTCGTCGCTCCGTCAAGATTCAATGAACTCTTCAAAGTGCCAAGAGAATCAATGGACGACGCAACTTTCGTCTTGAAATCCGCATTGTCCATCTTCAGCTTGACGATTTGCTCATCAATGGTCGCCATTTGTCACCTCGCTCCAAACATCAGCGGCAATCTGATCGAACACCGGACGCAACGCCGGATTGATGTAATCTCTACCCATCACGTAACCCCCGTTCCTCGTCCCATGCCCATATTGGATTAACACCGCGATCGGAACGCCGTGGTTGACATTGGAATTGGTCCAGTAAATGGCCCAACCGGTCTGCGTTTTGTGAATTTCGTATCCCCAGCCACGGGCAGTGGCGCCAGTCTCGTACGGAGTCGCCGCAGAAAGCGCGTTGACACCACGCTGAGCATACTTTTCAAGATACTTCATCGGGTCGAACTTCAGAAGACGAGACAAATATTCCTGTGTCTTTGTGAACGACCCCGTGGTCTCGAAATATACTCTGGTCATGAGTAGAAAACGCCAGTCTGCATGAAGTTGTACGTACCAGAACCAGGATTTGTGATCGTCAATTTCATCGTGTCGTTTCCGGGCGTGGACCGTTGTTTGACAGCACTGCAGAAAGCACCCCTTACGTGCTGGCCGCGAGTGTCGAACTCTATCGTGGTAAAAGAGTGCTTCAGAACGTTGTTGTCCGCAACATTCGTCGAACAAGTCAACATTTCTGTAGCCGTTGAACTGAACGCAAAGCCGAAAGACGCGGTACGGGGCGCCTGGGAAAAACCGGACATCATCAGCACGTTCTTCGTACTTTCAATACGTGTAGTAGTACCGATGAACGACTGATACAGTTGGCATCCTCGAATTCTCAAGAAGAACAAATCACCGTCAATGTCAAACCCGTTAACGGGTTTGCCGGTGAATAATGGAACCATGTTCGGTGTGGACAACACACACAGTATCGAAATCCCATTATTGCCACCATTGTTGCGCGCACTGGCAACAGAAGGAATGTTGAGTGCATAATTGGTGGGACCGGCATAGCTGACAACAGTCAACAACAAATCCCCGGGCTGCGTCAAATAGCTGGCCAAATATGATCGGACGTCGTCACCAAAATAATCGTTGTACTTTTTGCTCAGCGGAGGACACGTGTTAAGATACGTGAACGAAATGTCTGGCATAGTCGGCGTTCCACTGGAAATGGAATTGATAGCCGCCGCCATGTCACCCGACTTAATGGACGCAGACCCGGCGCCCTTGGCCCGGATAGCGTCGCAAGCGTCCTTGTAATGCTGGTACGGCATGACTGCATGGTCAGACATGATCATGCTCCATTCTGTGCAACGTCGGTGAAATGGGAAAGAACAAGAGCGACCAACTGGTTGACTTCGTTCTGAGAGACTTGATGTTCTGGGCCTGCTGGACCCGTATCGCCCTTCGGGCCGGCTGGGCCTTGAGGACCGGTTTCACCCTTCGGGCCTGCTGGACCTTGAGGACCGGTTTCACCCTTCGGGCCGGCTGGGCCTTGAGGACCGGTTTCACCCTTCGGGCCTGCTGGGCCTTGAGGACCAGGAACACCCGCACCACCTCCGGTCGATGCGTTCACCCACTTCAACTGACCATCATCGCCAAGCGCAAGAACCTGACCCGAGACACCCCCTGCGGGGAGCGTGAGCGTGTACTGAGTAACGCCAGGCGCCGGAGGAACCGCGGAGTAGCTCCACAGATCCAATGGGTGATTCTTGTCATTCTTCTCTGTTACGAGAATCTCAAATGTGCCAGCGCCAACCGAAGTCGCGTTGACGGTCCAAGTACCAGCCCAAAGCCAAATGCCACGAGAGAAATTCCTGGAAATGTAGCCTTCCCCATCAAGACTCGCAGTGATCGTCTCACTCCGAACCCTGACAGAAGGAGAACCAGGAATGACAGATTCCAGCACCTTTGGAGTGAAAATGATGTCGCCCTTCGCGGGAAGCACGTCTGGAAATGCGTCGTCACCAGGACCAATGTCAGCCACAGCCCTGAGAACCCGGCCAGCCACCAGGCCGACCTTCCAACCAAGAGTGGTAACTGGCGTTTCGTTCAATGGAATAGACATTCCTGGTTCTCCTTCCATTTTGAAGTTACTCAGCCGGAACAGTGCCCGGCTCAGGCTCCGCATCAAGCTCGGAAGTCGTCGAGCTCTCAACGGAAGTATCGGTGTGCGACTTGGCGACGAAGCCAAGAATGCCACCGAGCGCCATGACAACAGTGTATGCAGGATTCACCCAATTGGGCGATACATACGCACCGTTGCTGGCATTGCAGAACAGCGTAATACTGACAAGTGCCAGAGCCGCGATGGCCCAGACACCGTAGCAGAAGTCACGAAACTTCGGGTTAGCGATAGTGATACTGGTCATTACTTCACCTTGATCCTTTGCCCGACAACAATTGAATTCGGCACGAGACCGGGATTGAGCGCGCAAAGCTCGTCAATGGTCTTGCCTGCCGCAGTGGCGATGGCCTTTAGCGTGTCGCCCTTCTTAACAACAACAAGCGTGTCAGAAAGATCAGCCGCGGGAACGGTCCCCGGCTCAGTCTTGGAGTAGTCGATGTAAGCATCGATCGCCTCCTTCACTGCTTTCACGACCTTGTCGTCATTCGTGATTCCACGAACAGCTTCCGTGATCGCATTCTTCACATCATTGACGAACGCGTCCTGCCATGCCATGATGGTGCCGACAGAAACGGCCTCACCCTGACGAGAATCATCAGACGGAAGGCCATTCCTGACAACCTTGAAATTCCACACATTGGCGGGAATCCTGTTGAAATTCTCAGGAAGCCAACCGATCTCAGTCCTGAGGGTGGTCGTACCCTCCTCTTCCTGACGCTGAATCTGAGCGTCAAGAATCGCGTTGGCAATCTCCTCTGCCGAGGGCATGTCATCTCCTTCTTCATAATCCACATCGGTTCCGGCCCCACTCAGACGATCCGTCCACTCGACGGCAAGATCCGCAAAGGTCCTGCCATAGGTGTTGTACGTCCCGCTTGGGTTGCCGGAGTTGTACGTCGAGCCAGCACGGGCAAGACTTTCCCAGGAGTAATCCCCACCGCAATACGACTTCAAGAGATTGAAGCCGAACACACAGTTCCAGTAAGGATCCCACCAAGGATAGTCGGGGTTGTTCTTGAAATAGCCCGGATAAGTGATCTGCGTCGGTCCGACGCCGTTCGAGACACCGCCGCCAAGGACAACGGGAAGAAAGTCGTTCCTGAAATTGTCCTCGGTGACAAGACCCCATCCTCGGCACGCGCCTCCTGCGTCATGGCCGTAGATGTTAGGGCCTCCAGTCTCTTTCATGATCATACCCATGGCCACCCCGAGAGGCAGGCCCGTGTTGTTGCTCGCTGCGACGATGGCCGTGGCGTTGGCTACGCCGGATTGGTTGAGAATGTCAACCGCTTGTGCCATGTTGCGCCCTCCTCGCATCGTTGAGCGCTTTCCTCCTGGCAATGGCCGAAGAGGTCAGCTTCTTGTTACCCTTTTTGTAATTGTCGGGGTTGTTCTTGATACCACAAATGTGAATCAGAGTGAGCAACCTCGGGAGCGGCCACGTTTCACAAGAAAATGGAATGCTGTTGGCCGTCATCCAGTAGTAGACGAGTTCCGATGTGATGAACTCACGAGACTCCTGCCGCTTCTTGGCGTCGCTGAAAGTAGTGGCGGTCATCGGAGATTCAATGTAACGCTGGATCTCGCCAATCTTGTCCTCCGGCATGTAGATGTACACGTTCGGGTCAACATCCTCCGGAGCAAAAGTCATCATTCGGATGTAATCCATGATCTCAGCATTGGACTTCTCCGAGCTCAGGAAAGCCTTGCAGTACTTGGCCTCCCATTTTGAAATTGCGAGAAGAGAGTGCTCAAGACACAGAGTCACAGGCTCGATGTCGATGAACTCTCCAGTTGTTCGATCGTAATACTCGTCTGCATCAATGTTGATCTTGAGCACTCTCTTCTCCTAGTTTTGTCAGCCGCCTGCCTTGACGGCAGCGATGAGCTCAGTGATGGACGGAATCATCGACTCAGTCGTGGCGGTACCCTCGACCTTGTCAAGAATGCTCTTGAGCTTGTTCTGATCGACAAGGGTCGAATCGAGGGTGAAGGTGGCCGACGGGTCGAAGCCCTCGACAACCTGCTTGATCGCGGTAACATCCCAACTGAAGCTGGTCGGCTCCGGAGAGTCGTTCACCGTGGCATGCTCCTTCTCCGACGGAGAAGCCTTCATGCCGTACACGAAGTGATGCTTGTAACCAGCATTGGAGTCGGTGTCGGTCCCAACCTTGGTGCGGTAATACAAAGCGAACCCGCTGCGGTTCTGCTGACCGAGGTACGCTCCAGGAGCGATCTCCTTGGTACCATCGCACTGCTCGAACTCCGGCGGGTACGTGAAAGCCTCGATCGAACCCTTCCACTCCTCGGCCGAGTACAGCGCAAGATACTTCATGTTGTCAGCGTACTGAGCGTTCTCCTCAGCGCCCTCAGGGGACTCGGTGACGGTCTTCAGACCATTCCAAACCACACCCTTTTCGTACTCACCGTTCTTCTTCTGAACGAACAGAACACCGTGATCTACGCCAGTCTCGTACTTTCGCTCGCCACTGGTGTCCCAAACAAGCTTTGCCATTTCAACTCCTTAGAACCAAATGTTGAATGCGTCATGGTTCAACCCATCAGCAGCGTAGTGCCGCTCATGGACACACGCGGGCAAACCAGCGATCTTGTCTACGATAGGACTGTCCGGATCCTCATCTATGACAGTCACCTGATAACGATGGATGTGGTGATACGACATGTTGTCTGCGAACGTGGTGTCACCAGGCATCCTTTCATACACGATTGCTGGGTACTTCAGCATCAGCTGTGCGGGAGGCTGAAAATACACACGGTGCGAACCAAGGCATGTCTCCAGCACGGCCTGCAGATCAGTTCGCTTGGCCATTGTAAATCCCTCCCAAAGTCAAGACAATACGTGGCCGGTTGATCTCGATGTTGGTTACTTTCCATTTTGAACCATTCATTACAACGTAACGAATTGCTCCAATGTTATCATACATGAACGCGTCAGCAACAATGGAAATCTGATTCGAGATCGTAAGATCGTCGTTGACTTTCTCAGAAGGAGACCAACGCCAGGCGTGCTTCAACAGATCCCCACGATGCTTTCGCTCCGTAAGGGCCGGCCTCCACACACCTGGCGCGGTCTCCTTCAAATGTTCATAGCCGATGGCTCCACTGAACTTTGCCATTGGCTATCACCTTGCTCAGGCGGTCTTCTGCTCGATGACAACAGCGGAGTAGGGCTCAACCAGAGCACCCGAAAGACGAGTCTCGTACAGGTACTTCATCTGGTTGTAGTCGATATCGAAGTCGTCGAAGAAGTTGACCTCGCCGCCCTTGTTGGTGCCAACGTTGTAGTCGGACATGTTGACAATGATGCCAAGAACATTGGACGTACCGCCGCCCTCGCTTGCGCCGAGCGTCCTGGTAAGGCCCTTCATGGGATCGACATCGACGATCGAGCCGACCTCAAGCGCATTCGCGAGCTCCTCGCGAGTGTTGTACAGTCGACGACCCATCTTGTCACGCTGATGCAGCATGTCGAAGATAACCTTCTTGTGAGCGAAGAAAGTCGGGCTGCCGGAACCCTCGTAGTCGAGCATGGCCTCGGCCACAATGTCGATCAGCGCACCGTCGGCGAGAGCCGTCGCCTTCGGAAGCGTGTGCTTAATGCTGTAGAAGGCGTCATCAGTGAGAATCGGACGAATATGATCCTCCTGAATCTTGTCATCAGAAGTAACCGAACGACCATCGCCGAACAGGATCGCGCGAGCGAGCTCCTCCTTCAGCTTGACCTGCATCTCAGCCTTGATCCAGGACACGACATCGAAATCAGTGATGTCGAGAATGTCGTCCCGGTCCAGCTTCTGCTTCTTGTAAATGGTCTGCGGAGTGGTCTCCCGACGAAGCAGCTTGAAGACCTCTTCCTTCTTCAGCTTGCCCTTCTGGTAGCCCCTGGCTCGTGCATCGTCGCCAGAGATGTCAGCGAAGGTGGTACGAACCTTGGCGAACGGAGTGTGCTTGGTGCCGCCAACGATAGCCTGAACCCACGGCTTCTCCTTCTGGATGAACTCCGGAGGATTGTTCATCTCCTTCGCGTCAGGGAACAGCAGCTCGATGTTCGAAATGCCGTAAGTCTGAGCGTGAGCCATCACGGACTCGGACAGGGTGCCGTAAGCCTCCGCGTCGGCGAAGATCGCCTTGATCTGGGAGTGCTCAAGCTTGGGGCCGCGATCAACAGCGGTCGAATCGAACACATTGTGCTTCACGTTTGCCTCCTTGGTAGCAGAATGCGCAACATCGCCGGCGGGAGCGGAACCCTGGTCATCGTCCGACTCCTCGCCAAGGGCCTGATCTACGAGATAAGTGAGGACATCCTTCTGTTCATCGGTCATGGTCTCGATGATGTCACCGATAGTACGGTTGTCCTCGTCATCATCGTTGCTACCAGAGTCATTCTGAGCCGAAGGCTCGTCACCATGTTCAATGGTCATACCAGTCGTGATAATCGCCTCGTCCTCCTGCTCCTCGATGAAACCATCGGAATGCTGAATCGCGACCGTGTCGATCATCGCGCCGGGATTCGCACCAGACAGAACAAGGGACACTTCGCGAATGGCACCGTGAAGAACGTCCGCGCCCTTCTGAACCAGCTTGTTCGCATAGATGGACATCGCATTGATGTCACCATGCGCGACAAGTTCCCTTGCATTTTGACCTGCAGGGGTCTCGTTCAGGAAGCAGTAGGCGTAGACGCCGTCTACTCGATTCTCAAGGTCAGCATGGCCGAGAACATTGTCGGCCGAATCATGCATGTGCTGCCACACGAGCGGCACTCGCTGACCATCATTGTCCTTAAATGCGTCACGACGAATCGTTCGACCATCGGAGCACTTAAGATCGTTTCGCGTAGCATAGCCACTGAAATCAGGCTTCACGATACGCTCCTTCCTCCTGAGGCTCCGAAGGTACCCCAGGTCCAGTACTTACAGGATTCAGATTCTTGTTCCGCAGAACATCCGCATTCGGATCGTTGGACGGCTTCAAACCGACAATGGCACGGAATTCGTTGGAACTCATAATCTCGTTTCGAGTGAACTTGTCCGCGATTTCGGCGATTTGCGACGTCGGGACAAGCTTGAACGGATCTCGAATGTACATGACATCCTGACCACGAGTACGTGCAGTCTTCGTGATAAAGCGCCGACGAATCGCGTCAGCAATGGCATCCAGAATTGGCACCAACGTGTTGTTCTGATAATTCAACACGGCCGCTTCTTCGGCGGTCCCATCGAACACTGTCTTGCTCACGCCGAGCTCAGAGTACAGTTTCTCTTCCAGATACTTGACCTGAGAGAAAATGTCATTCTCCACTGCCCGGTTGAGCTGCGTGATCTTCTCAGTACCGTCGGTGTACGCAATTCCGTACTTGCTGCCGGTAAGCTGTTCCTCGATCTGCTTTCGACGGAGATTGGCCTGATCCTGACGAGCTTGAGACTTCACTTGATAAGGCAGCTGAATGATGAGATCCAACTTACCGGACCCGGTCTGCTCATCGACGACGTCGAGAATGGCCAGCTTTCGAATGAGACGCTGAAGAGTGCTGTTGGGCTCGTTCATGGTGGTGAAGAATGGATTCTCCACTACAGCGACGAGTCTCTTGGGGAGAACAATCTCCTGTTGCATGGCAATCTTCTCGTTGTACACACGTACACGAACATGCTCAGGATACCAATTGACAACTCTGGCCACACGAAGCGTACGAACATCATAGGAGTCCGTTTTTGACGGGTCCAGGTCGAAATCGGTCGGAACGATCGCAATGACGCCTTCATCCAGAAGCGACACGACAAGATCAATCAGGAAAGCCTTGCCAGACTGGTCAATATTAGCCTCTGTGTTCAAACAGTACTGCAGCCCACTGTAGATAGTTTCGGCGTACTTTCCGTCTTCGTCCTTGCGAACATGCTGAAGTCCAATACCAGCAACGTCAACCGCAATACGATTGTAAATGCTGGCGACCATCGACATCTCGGACGTTCGATACATCCGCTGCCGACTTGGCAACATGGTGTACCCGGGCCCGTAGTTTACATACTTGTTCGGAGACCCGTTACGAAAGACATTCCATGCGTGAGAAAGCCTCTGCATGAAACCCATACGTGCCTCCTCTCTAACGCCGGTTCAGTTCATTGCTGTACCGTTCCTTGACTTGCTGCCTGACAGCACGCTTGTTCTTCTTGGCAGCCTTGTAAGACATCTTCGAGGCCTTCATGATCTTCTTATTGGCACGCGAAGAATCATTCTTGTACTGATTCTTCGCAGCCTTGTAAGAAGCCTTCGCGGCCTTGCGATTAACCCGAGCGGCCTTGTTCATCATCTTGACGGTCTTGTCCGCGGTATTGTACTGCTTCTTGAGAGCCTTACGCTCCTCATCAGAACCAGCGCCAGTCAGTGCCTGACGGCGAGCCTTTCGGACGCCCCACTTCATACCGACAACACCGAAATGCTCCAGCTCATCACTTCCGTCGGAATGCATCTCTTGGATCCTTAATCTTAGCGTCGTGATTTGGACGGTTAATCTTCGCCTTGCTAGTAGACTTGCTAGTAGACTTGCCGCTATTCGTGTTGTTTCCGTTTGCTCCAGGCTTTGGAATGGTACCATTGGCAAAGGCATTGACATACGACTTGGCGTACTCCTTGCCAACCTCAGTCAACACCTGAGTACCAATCTTGAGAGACGCATTGATGAGCTTCTCCGTTGCGGACTTCGGACGAAGTTCATTGTACGTCTTCTCAAGCTGCAGCCGCTTATTTCTCGCAGCGAGATCTTCGTTGGACAAGTACTTGGCGCGCATACGGTCAGTGGCGACCTTGTGCGTAGAATCGTACATGTCAGATTTCTTCGGCTTCTTCACCGGCTTCAAGTTGTTCGACAACTCGGACCGGTTCTTCGTCTTACGTACGCCCCACTTCATACCTTTTACACCATGATGATACAGGGCGTTCTCCATAGTCTTCACCTCACTCGAAATTGTCTTTGTTCAACTTGAAGGCAACCCACGCGTCAAGTAACGCGGCAAACGGGTCGATCTTGTCTTCATATCTCTTCTTCAGAAGCTTGCGATTGCCGTTCGTGTCTTCCATAGTGATGGCATTCCCCATCGCAAAAGACATGATCGCTTCGTCGAAAAGAAGAAGACGTTCTTCGGCCAGGTGTTTCAGTTCACCAAGCGGAACACTCTCCGTCTTGGCGCCCTGAATCACCTTTTCGATCCCATAAGGACCGTTTTCCTGTTCCCAACGAGTCACAAATTCCTTGGCATTGTACGGATCGAACCCGAACGCTCTCACATCGTACTTCATCTCATCGATGAACTTGTCAAGATCATCGTAAACCTCCATCATGTCAAGAACCGTGGTTCCGATCACTTGGAGGGACCCCTCTTCGAGGAACTCGTTGTACTTTACCCTGGTGGCCGCCGGCAACTTCATCAGAGTGTTCTCAGTAATGTAGCTGCGGGTCTTCACGCCAAACTGATCACGGGAAAGTGGAAACAAGAATGTGAATGCACAGAAATCATCGCCCTGCGAAAGGTCTGCCCCGAGAGAACACGGCATCTCCCAGAACTCATGATGCTTGTGCGGAATTGTGTCTTCATAAGTGAAGAAATAAGTGTATCCCTCCATGGGGATTCCAAAACGCTTGGCCAGGATGTCATTGCGAACAGCGGGGACCTTCTCCATGCGTTCGACGTCTCTTTGGTACGTTTCGTACGAAACGGTCTTCCCAATGTTCGGGCACGCCTTGATCCACATCTCGGGATCAGCAACTTCTTTGACATCGTCCAACTTGTAATGCCAGATCGACGTGTGTGGATCCACGTACTCTCCGCGAAGAATGCTCGCAAGTTCCATTTTGACGCTGTCGCCAGCGCCATTCCTGACTGTACCCTCACTGCTTGTAGCAACGATGATGTAATCAGGATTCTTGCTCGCACCTTGTTCAAGCGCACCGATCACATCTTCACGAATGTCGCCCGAGAGCCACTCATCGACCGTTGACACCTTCGGTCTGAGCGACTGAAGCTTGTCAATTGTCATCGGTCGGATTTCGATGATGGAATTCGTCAAGAAGTTCTCGATGCCCTTCTTCGTCGATGCAAGTTTCTGCCGCTTGAGTCGGTTACCGGTGGTGTTTTGCAACGAACCCTCGGTGAGAAACTGCATCAACGGCCCACGAGCTCGGCTCATGGCAGTGCGAATAGGAGAAAGGATCTCCTCGGCCTGTTTCATCGTCGCAGAAGTCACAATCTGCTGTGTGGTGGCAGTGTCCATCGTCAAAGCGTACATCTGTACAAGCGTGTCGTACAACGACTTGGCCGACCCACGTGCCGTGATGATGTACTGCTTGTTCACGAGCGGCTTGAGGATACGCTTACGGACGTAGTGGCCGCCCGGCTTGTCCTCGAATGGTTCATACACTGTCGTGTCGACGAAATAATACCAACCGTAAAGCTGTTCACCCCAGACCAAGAACGATTCAAGCAGATGCAGATCGCTTCCGTCGGTGAGAGTCATCTCTGTCTCGCAGAAGCGCTTCCATCCCTCTACTTCTTCTGGATCATAGTACACACCCGGATTGGCAATGAGACCGTCAATACGGTTCATCTCTGCAGCAATCTCCTTGCACACAGGGATCTCACCATTCATGACCTTTTCTCGCCAGATGCCATAGTACTTCGGCGTGGCAGTGTTCGAAAGCCCTTGAAGGGCTTCAGACATGTCCATCTGCCATCACAACCATACGGAACTCGTACTCCTTGATCTGGTTCTGCACTGCCTCCATGACATACTGCGAGGACGGCGGATCGAACGCTAGTCTCACCGACTGGTACACGTACATCTTCACCAGACTGACCAAACGCTTGTCCTTCGTGAAATCGTCCCACACGGCGACTGCGTCCTCGATCGTGTACCCATCAGCCGGACCGATGCCCATCTGGTGAACAAGCGTCAACGCGTTGTTGATGCACACAATGACGTCCGTGTCAAACGAGGTGTCATCGGGGTCAAGACCAAGCATGTGCTTGGTGGAGTTGAGAATACTGTTTTCCATGATTATCGCCTCCATGGGATTGTATCGTTCGGCCTTCGCTCCACGATACGCCTTGGCAAGAGATTCTCATCCCCATAATGGATCGCATTGTGCGTCTTGTGGGAGCAACTGATCAGAAAATCAGGATCCAAGATGTCCGGATCGAAGAATTTGATTTGATCCGGTCGAATCGGGTTCATGTGGTGAATAAGGATACGGCCGTTAATTTCATAACCTTCAAGACCCAAATCGCAGCCATTATCGCGAGAAATGACCTCATTTCGGACCCTTTTCCACTCCATGGACTGGTAAAACCCTTGGTTCAAATAACGATCAAACCCGAAGGTCTCATAACCAACTCCGCCACCGATTCGCAGGTAATTGTACCGATCTTCTATGGTGTCGAGAAGAATAAGCGCGTCATAGCTCTTTATCACTTCTGCTACTCCCATACGACCGCATGGCATCAAGCGCCTGCTTGTAGAGCTCTTCGACACGCGCAGAAGAAGCCAGAGCCTCGGTCTTCGCCTTCAACAACTCGTTCTCCTTGGCGAGCTTCTCCTTTTCGAGCCTCTCGCGAGTCGTTCCGAGCTTCAGGTAGTGCGTGATGACCGCTGAACTGGCAGTTCCTTCAGCCAATTGCTTCTCTGCGAGGTCCACAGCGAGGGCAATCATTTGATTCTCGCGACCTTCGACGGTGGTTGCCGGTGGACGGCGACGAGTTTTCGATTGCTTCTTGTTCCCCATCGAGCTGTTCACCTCCGTTTAGATATAGTTCCGGCGAGTCTTGAGGGTGTCTGGTGGGAGAAAGGAATCGACCAAACCATGTAATGGTCCACCACGACGCTGCACAACATTGGTAGGTTGGATAGGAAAGACCACCAGGCACCCACAAGGCCCGCCGGGACCTCCCCACGAATCTCCCCCCGGAGAAAATATGGAG